TTAAATACTCCTTTAACTATTAAAGAAAAAAAAGCACGTAAGTCTGCACAAGATTTATTACGTGAAAGAAAACAAGATTTACAAAAAGCCCAAGCTAACTATTGGTCTACTAAAAGTAAAATAAAAGATATAGACAATGTACTTGAAGGTAAACAACAAGTCATTGAACAAGATAAGATTGATGAAGCTACTCCCAATATTAGAGAAGCTATTAAAGATAGAGAAGTTATCTTTGAAGCAAACGAAGGACCACAAACAGAATTTTTAGCGTCATCAGAAAGAGAAGTATTTTATGGTGGAGCAAGAGGTGGTGGTAAATCATACGCAATGTTGGTTGACCCACTACGTTATTGCCACAAACAAAAACACAGAGCATTATTAATTAGACGAACAATGCCTGAGTTGAGAGATTTAATTAATCACTCACAACAATTATATTCAAAAGCTTATCCCGGTGCTAAATGGAGAGAGCAAGAAAAAGAATGGAAGTTTCCTTCAGGTGCTAGAATAGAATTTGGATATGCGGAAAACTTAACTGATGCTCTACGCTACCAAGGACAATCATATACTTGGATAGGCATAGACGAATTACCGCAATACCCTACCGAAGATATCTATAATTTTCTTCGGTCCTCTTTACGAAGTGTAGACCCAGATATTCCTGTTTATATGAGAGCAACAGGTAATCCGGGAAATGTAGGTTCGATGTGGGTTAAGAATATGTTTGTTGACCCTGCAGTGCCTAATACAAAGTTTAATATAGATATTAAAACTCCTAATGGTGTTAAACAAATATCTAGAAGATTTATTCCTGCTAAACTAGAAGATAATCCTTATCTAATGCAGACTGATGATTATTATGCTATGTTAGCTTCATTACCAGAAGTACAAAGAAAACAATTCTTAGAAGGTAACTGGGAAGCATTTGAAGATTCATCTTTTCCAGAGTTTAATAAAGATGTACATGTCATTAAACCTTTTGACATTCCAAGAAACTGGATGAGATTTAGAGCGTGTGACTGGGGATATAGTTCACCTGCTTGTTGTTTATGGATAGCTGTTGACTTTGATAATAATTTATTTGTTTACAGAGAATTATATACACAAAAAGTTACAGCAGATTTATTTGCTAGAAAAGTTTTAGAAGCAGAACAAGGTGAGTATATTAGATATGGTGTACTTGATAGTTCTACTTGGGCAAGACGAGGTGATATAGGACCAAGTATTGCAGAAACTATGATACTAGAAGGCTGTCGTTGGAGACCCTCTGATAGAAGTCCTCGAAGTAGAGTAGCCGGTAAACTAGAAATACATAAAAGATTTAGGCCAGATGAAGAAACTGGTTATCCTTCTTTGTTTATTTTAGATAACTGTGTTAACTTAATTAGAACATTACCGATGTTACCAGTTGATAAAAATAATCCAGAGGATGTAAATACACATGCAGAAGACCATGCTTATGATGCACTAAGATATGGTTGTATGAGTAGACCAATACATCCTATTAAACAAGATTTTATAGATAAAGTAAATGAACCTAAACGTGCAGCACCGGCAGATAGTGTGTTTGGATATTGAATTGTTTATCTTTACTTGTAGCATTATCAATGCATGTAGGTTTAGAAAATGAATATAATTCTATACACCCACATGCTAGATGTACAATAGATAATACTATACTAGGACTTTATTATAATAGTGAATATAATACAAGTTCTTATATAGGTAAAATATATAACTATAATAATTTAGAAATAGAATATGGTTTAGTTACTGGATATACAGGAAGTAATATTACACCAATGTTAAGAATTAAAAAAGATAATTTTTTTATAGCACCCGCATATGAAGTAGAAGGTAATGTTGGAGTAGTTGTAGGTTTTGAATTTAGATTAAAATGAAAGATATTAAAATAGGATATAGAAACTATCAAATAAAAAATTTAGATTCTATCGTATCAAAGTGCAATGAAATAAATGGACAGTTTCTTGCATCCGATGGAATGATAGCGTTATCATCAACAGAAGATAATATATCTCATACGAATACTTTAATACATGAAATACTTCATGCAATAGTATTCCAATGGGGAATAGAATTAGATGATAAAGAAGAAGAAAAAATTTGCAATACTCTTGCGAATGGACTAACTACTGTGTGTGTGGATAACCCTTGGTTACTACCTTACATACAGAAACAACTAAAAGGAGACAAATAAAATGGCAATAATGAAACAATACAAGCAAGGAGAACTTCCTGAAAACATGTATGGAAACGAAACTGCAAAGCAAGGCGATGCAAAAGGACCTTCTACATTAGTAGTTAAAGGTGCCACACCTTTACCTGCAGACGATTACAGTGAAACAGATGTAAACGCAGGTAGAAAAGTAAAAAATACTGTAGACAAAAAAGTTTTTTCACTAGCAGACGAAAGAGACTATTAAGGAATATAAATGCCACATAGTAATATAGGCAGTAGTGGCTTATCTGAAACTGATGAAGTAAAATCATTAGATGATGCTAAAGATGATTCTTATAGTAATTTAGGTTCTATAATTGAATCTAGATTACAAGAAGCAGAACAGGCACGTCTATATGATGAAAAAAGATGGTTAAGGTCTTACAGAAACTATAGAGGAATCTATGGTTCTGATATGGCTTTTCGTGATTCAGAAAAGTCTAAAGTATTTGTTAAGGTAACAAAGACTAAAGTATTAGCTTCTTATGGACAACTTATCGAAGTGTTATTTTCACAAGGTAAGTTTCCTATTGGAATACAACCTACTCAGGACCCTTTAGGTGTAGCTAAATACGCACATATAAAACCTGACAATTTAAAACAACAAGATGATAGAATGGAAGACATCTATGGTTTTGAAGGTGATGGTAGAGAAATATCTCCGGGTGCTACTGCAGATGAAATACTTAATGGCTTAAAAAGTAAATACGAAAAAGCAGGATTTGAAGAAGGTGCAGCACCTGATTTAAAATCAATGCCTCAGATAGAACCTGCAAATGAGGCAGCTAAAAACATGGAGACTTTAATCCATGACCAGTTAGAAGAATCTCATGCAATATCTGTAATGAGACATGTTTTATTCGAAATGTGTTTATTAGGTACAGGTATTCTTAAAGGGCCTTTTAACTATGAACAAGCAGAACATAAATGGGAACTAAACGAAGAAGGTGAAAGAGAATATAAACCTATCAATAAATTAGTTCCAAGAGTAGAAGCAGTTAGTTGTTGGGATTTTTATCCTGACCCAGATGCTGTTACTATTGATGATGCAGATTATGTTATACAAAGACATGTATATAATAGAACACAACTAAGAGATTTAGCTAATAGACCTTTTTTTAGAAAAAGTGCAATTAAAGATTGTTTAGCTGTAGGTTCTAATTATGAAACAAGAAGTTATGAAACTGCTCTATACGATAGAGAAAACCAAGAAGAGTTTAGTAAAAATAGATACGAAGTTTTAGAGTATTGGGGTACAATGGATAAAGACTTTGTAGAAGAAGCCGGTATTGATATCCCTACAGATTTAAAAACAGAATTAGATGAAGTGCAAATTAATGCGTGGATATGTAATGGACATATACTAAGATTAGTATTAAATCCTTTTACTCCTGCAAGAATACCTTTTATGATTGCACCTTATGAAATTAATCCATATCAATTTTTTGGTGTAGGTATTCCAGAAAATATGGATGATGCACAAACAATTATGAATGGTCATGCAAGAATGGCTATTGATAATTTAGCACTAGCAGGAAATTTAGTATTTGACGTAGATGAAACTATGTTAGTACCCGGTCAGGACATGTCAGTTTATCCGGGAAAAATTTTTAGAAGACAAAGTGGACAAACAGGACAAGCTATACATGGTTTACGATTCCCAAACACTGCACCAGAAAATATGCAAATGTTTGATAGGTTTAGACAACTAGCAGATGAATCTACAGGTATACCATCTTATTCACATGGACAAACAGGTGTACAGTCTACAACAAGAACAGCATCAGGTATGTCTATGTTAATGGGTGCTGCAGCTTTAAATATTAAAACAGTAATTAAAAACATAGATGATTATTTATTAAAGCCATTAGGTGAATCTTTCTATCAATGGAATATGCAATTCAATAAAGATATTCCAGAAATACAAGGTGACTTAGGAGTTAAAGCAAGAGGTACATCTTCTTTAATGATGAAGGAAGTAAGGTCACAAAGATTGATGACATTTATGCAAGTAGCATCAAATCAATTCTTAGCACCTTTTGTAAAATGGCATAGTATTATTAAAGAGATTGCAAAGTCGTTAGATGTAGACCCTGACCAAGTTGTTAATGACCCAGAACAAGCAGCAATATTTATGAAACTTATGGGAGAAGTAAATGGAAATCAACAAACTCAAGGCCCTAACCCACAACAAGGTGGCATGGGACCTACTAACGGAGTACCTGCAGGAGCAAATATTTCAGACACACAAGGGTCTGGAGGTGGCAACATCGGAGTCGGAACTCCACAAGTTGCAGGGGAAGGCGGCTTTACTGCACCAGATAATGAACCTCAAGGAACAGCTTAAATAAATGTCTCTATCTGACCTACAAAAAAAATTAGAAAAAGAATCACAGGGAATTATGTTTCCTTTTAGTGCTAAAACACCTACAGTAGATACAACACAACAAGTATATAATTCTGCTACTGATGGTATTATGAATATGCAAGGTAAAAAATATGTAGGACCTGATTCAGTTATACAATATGGTTCACAAGAACAAGGTTATGCAAGACAATTAAAACAAATAGAAGCACCAATGCTTCCACAGTTTGATAAAATACAATTTCCAAAAGCAGGTGAAGGTATTGTACAAACACCTACTCCTGCCCCAACACCACCAGTAGAAACTGAACCTGAAACACCGGCAGTAGACCCATGTCCACTCGGATTTAAATTAATAGATGGTGTATGTAAACCTATTGAACAACCTAAAAGTGATAAACCAGAAGAAACAAAACCACCAAGAATTCCTAATAAATTTGAATCTTCTCTCAATGGTTATTTAAGACATGAAGAAATAAAACAAGCTATTGATGGCTCTAACTATGATGTTAGTTTAAACCCCGAAAGATTACAAGGTGGCGGTGTAAAAGGAGGTCTTAATTTAACAACAGGAAAATTAGAACCCGGAGGTACTGCAGGATATGTTATGGGCACTGCAGGTAGTGACGCTACATTAGGTATAACCAATGAACAAAAAACTTTTAATATAGATGTTACAAAAGAAATGAAAACTGCTAATATGGATGCTGCTATCGGAACTATTTTTGGTAGCATATTAGGTGGAGGGGCAGGTAGTCTTATTGGTGGATTACTTAGAAAAAATTATGAAAATACTTTAATAGGTCAATTAAATGGATTAGCAGATTTTGGAATAATTGAAAAACCTGTTGATGGATTTAAAATAGATACTGAAGGTGGTGTCCTAGGAATCGGTGGTAAAAGTTTTATTAATGGTATTAAAACAACTAACGTTGCAAAAAATAGAATAAGACAATTAATTTCTCAAGCTACCCCTGAGTACAATAAAGAAGTTAGACAACAATTAGGTAAAGAGTATTTAGATAAAACAAAAGATTATCAAAAGGCATTATTTTCAGCAGGTAACAGAAGTTTAATGGAAGGTGTGTCTGATGAAGAAAGAAGACAATTAGCAGAGTTAGATAAAAAATCAGGAGTAACAACACCAAGAACTTCACAAGGTGGCTTTGGTGGCTTTGAAGCAAAAACTAGAAAAGAAAAAGAAGACGCTAGAGAAAAAGCAGAAATGGTAGCAAAAGAGTATGCTAAAAAAGATAAATTAGCTGTGGATAGTTCTTGGAAAGATAACTATAATTGGTCTGGCCCAAACAATACAGGCGAAATGTTAGGTGAAAAAGACCAAAAAGGTACTACTGGTAGTAGTGGACAAAACAGAGGTTCAGGTTCTGGAACTGGTAAATCAAGAGTTATTTGTACAGAACTATACAGCACAAAAGAATTATCAACTAAAGATTGGATTAGAGATACACAGTTTACATTTAAACATTTAAGTAAAACACATGTTAAAGGATATTTAGCATGGGCAATACCTACAGTAAAACATATACAAAAATATAAATTATACAGAAAGGTATGGAAACACATTGCACAACATAGAGCAAATGATATTGCTTGGAGAATGAAACAAGGTAAATTTGATTTATTAGGAAGAGTATACGCAAGTATAGGTGAGCCTTTATGTTGGGTAATAGGAAATTTTGTAAGTGATTACAATTTAAATAAACTAGGAGTAAATAAACAATGGCAGAAGCAATGACACCAGATAGACAAGGGATGATGGGTCCGGATGTCTCAAACGAACCTGCACCTACTGGTATGGAAATGGAAAGCCAAGAGGGTGCTACTACACAATTTATAAGAAAAGAAATTAAAGCAAATATACAAAGTTTAACACCAGAAGAATTACAAATAGCTACACAATTAAATGTAGAACCTTTTAGAGATTTTATGTCTAAAATATTTGGACCTGAGTTCGGTATGTTAATGGAACAAGAATTACCCGAACCACAAGTTTCACCGCAAGGAGAAAGCCCTGCACCTACGCAAGGTCAGGGAATGATGACGCAGCCACCCTCTCAATAGAGGCCCTGCATATAGGGGGCGACCTGAATCCAACAGCACCCCGAAGGAGAATAAATGGAACAAGACAATAAAGAAACTCCTGTTGTAGAAGAAAATTCAGCAACAGAAGATGTCGCAACTCCGACTCCATATAAGCATCCGAGTAGGAACTTAATGGACAAGGAAGTCGAAACAACAGCTACCGAGGAATCTAAGGAAGAAACTGACGAGAAGAAACCTAAAGAAGACCGCCCTGTAGGAGTAGAAGATGCCGCTTTTAAGAAGCGATATGACGATTTAAAACGGCATTATGATGAGACAATATCTAAGCACAAAGATGAAGTTCTCAAACTTAAGAAAGAAAAGGAAGCAGTTGCTTCTCAACCTATTTTTAAATCTAAAGAAGATTTAGAAGAGTGGAGAAAAGACTATCCTGATATGTATGATTCTGTAATGCAATTATCTACAGAAGCTTCTATGAAAGCTAAACAAGAAATGGAAGAACAACTGTTGGAAATAAAAAAACAACAATCTTCTTTGTCTAGAGATAGAGCAGAAGTAGAACTTGCAAAGAAGCATCCAGACTTTAAAGAGATTCGTGAAAGCGGAGATTTTCATGACTGGGCTTCTGTACAGGATAGTACAGTACAATCTTGGCTTTATGATAATAGTGACAATCCAAAATCTGCAGCACGTGCAATAGACTTGTACAAGTATGACAGAGGACTTTCTAATAAGAAGGTAAACTATGATGCAAAGAAAGAAGCAGCGAAAGCAGTTTCTAAAACTAAAGTATCTGAAACACCAACTGATAAGAAACAATGGACTTGGGCAGCTATTAAATCTATGAAACCAGATGAGTACTCTAAGTTTGAAGCTGACATTGATAAGGCTCATAGAGAAGGTCGCATCGTATAAACAGTTAACTCATATCAATTTTAATAATAACTAATAAATAATAGGAGAAAAAAGATGGCTTTTGATAAAGTATCAGGTAATAATAATCTAGCTAACGGAAACTTTAGCCCGATTATCTATTCCCAAAAAGTCCAAAAATTCTTTCGTACCGCATCAGTAGTAGAAGCAATTACTAACACTGACTATGCCGGTGAGATTGAAGCTTTTGGAGACACAGTAAACATCATAAAAGAACCTACTATTACTGTTAGTGCGTACTCAAGAGGAGCGGTTGTTGATGCACAAGACATCACTGATGACCAAATCCAATTGACTGTCGACCAAGCAAACGCATTTTCATTTAAAGTTGATGACATTGAGGAAAGACATTCCCATGTTAACTTTGAAAGTGTTGCAACTTCTTCTGGTGCTTATGCACTTAAGAACGCTTATGACAAAAACGTAATCGCAGCAATGGTAGCAGGAGTTAGTTCATCTAGCCCTGACCACTTACTAGGAGCAGACACAGGCTCTGGAGAAGACCAAGATGTTGGTTTTGCTTCAGGCGAAATTGACCCAGTTGACACAATCTCTAAAGTAAATAGATTGTTAAATGCATCTGATGTACCAGAAGAGAACAGATGGTTCTTAGCAGGTCCAGAATTTGTAGAGCAATTAGGTCAAGCATCTAGCAAACTAATGAGTGATACTACAGGTAGTGCCGCACCATTAAGAAATGGTAAAGTTATTGCCGGTAAGATTATGAACATGGACGTATATATGACAAACAACTTCGCAGCAAGTTCAACTTCGAACTTCTTCAAAGTATTAGGTGGTCATATGTCATCTACAGCGACAGCTAACCATATCGCAAAGATTGAAGTTATCAGACATCCTGAGACTTTTTCTGATGTAGTTAGAGGTCTTCATGTATTTGGAAGAAAAGTACTAAGAGACAATGCTCTCGTTCTTTCACATATCAAAATAGACTAATAGGAGGTAATGATTAAATGGCAACTTTAACAGTAACAGGTAACACATCATCTCCTGCAGCATTACCAGTAGGTAAGGCAGTCAGATGTGTGTCACAAGTAGTAGACTTTTCTAAGTTTACAAATGCAGCCGGTGACGTTGTACAAGTAATAGAAGTACCTGCAAACACTTTATGTTTGTATGCAGGTCTAGATGTTTTAACTGCAGATGGTGCAGGTAATTCAGGAACTCTATCACTTGGCGATGGTGCAGACGTAGATGCTTTTGTATCTGCTTCAACTGCAACCGCAGGTTTGGAAACAACCAGAGCAAGAGCAGGAGACAGTTCAATGGGTACAACATCTATTGGATATAGAGTCTATGCTGCTGCTGACACTATTGATTTAGTAGTAGCAACAGGTGCTATTGACGCAAAAGTCAGAGTATTCTGTGTACTTGCTGACTTCGATGGTGAAGGTGATTC